GGTTTAGTTGCAAAATATTTAGAAGATTTAAATATTAACGAATCTATTATGTATGCAAATAAATGTGCACTTAAAGTTGTTCAAGAGAGAGGAGTCAGCGTAGTATGAAGACTGCTCTTGTTTGTGGTGCTGGTGGATTTATTGGCAGCCATCTTGTTAATAGATTAAAGGATGAAGGATACTGGGTTCGAGGTGTAGATGTTAAATTGCCTGAATTTAGTAATACTCGAGCTGATGATTATATTGGTGGAGATTTGAGGGACCCATCTATTGCTTTAGTTTCTATTCTTGATGACGATAAGAAGCCGGTTGATGAAATATATCAACTAGCAGCAGATATGGGTGGAGCGGGGTATATATTCTCCGGTGATCATGATGCTGATGTAATGAGCAATTCTGCTTCAATTAATCTCAATATTTTAAATGCTTGTATGGCATATAAAAAATTAGGACTACCAAAAATATTTTATAGTAGTAGTGCTTGTATGTATCCTGAGCACAATCAGCTCGATCCAAATAACCCTAACTGCGAAGAGAGCAGTGCCTACCCTGCTAATCCTGATAGTGAGTATGGCTGGGAGAAGCTATTTAGCGAAAGGCTTTATCTTGCTTTTGCCCGAAATTATAAATTTGATGTACGTATTGCGCGATTTCATAATATTTTTGGTCCATATGGTTCATGGAATAATGGTAAAGAAAAGGCACCAGCTGCTATCTGTAGAAAGGTAGCACAAGCATCAAATGGCGGAGAGATTGAAATTTGGGGTGATGGTGAACAAACGAGAAGTTTTTTATATATTGATGAATGTCTTGAGGGTGTAAGAAGATTAATGAATTCAGATTTTACTGGGCCAGTTAATATCGGCTCAGAAGAAAGAGTTACTATTAATCAGCTAGTTGATATGGCGAGTAGTATTGCAAAAAAGCAATTAGTAAAAAAGCATATTCCCGGGCCTACAGGTGTACGCGGCAGAAACTCAGATAACAGACTTATCAATGAGAAAATAGGTTGGGCTCCAAGTCAACCGCTTGTAGAAGGTCTTACTAAGACTTTTAATTGGATTGATAGCTTAGTAAACGCTTGATTATTCTTACTTTCAATTTATAATTTAGGTATGATTATTAATAATATTAAGTCGTACGACGGTGCATTACTTCATTCACGATTCGCATATAAATTTTTCCGCGAAAGAACCCTCCCCATTGGTAATATTATTGCATTTAGAGCACCGATGAAGGTAGAAGCAGAAGGTATGATTGATAGCGAGGATGTACTTAATAACGACTATATCTATAGTGATGATGCTATTAATTTTCTTTGGGAGATTCCTAATCTCGATGCCTTCGGTGCTGTTGCATGGCAGAGACTTTTTAATACACAGATTGCAAATATCTTGAGTACGAAATATATTAATGCACCAATCGAAGTTAATGGTGACGACCTAATTGTACATAAGGAGCATACCCAGGGTGGTATTACTCAGCAGAAAGGTAAATGTAGTGTAAGCATAACATATACACATAATAATGTTGCGCTCGGCCATACTGGTATTAATGTATCTGCTGGTAGAAAAGCTCCAGCATTTGCTTTTTCTACAAACCTTACAAACGAACAAGCCGAGCAGTTTATGAAAGAGGTTGTTGAACTTTTTTACGCAATGAACGATGATATTTTTATTGCTACCTCAAAAGTTATTTGTAAATGAATATATTTGATTTAATATCAGATATACTTTTTTACAAGAAAAAAAATTGTTTAACTACAGTTGACGAAGAGCAAGAATTTTCACCATATTTAGTTAATAGGTGGTTGAGTATGTATTCACCACTAGTAGTTAAACATTGCAATTTTATTAACAAATATCAAGGTATCTTCGAATCAAAGAAATCCTTATACTCTTTGTTTATGGCAATATTTCCCAAGATGCCTTATAAGAAGATAAACTATTTTAAAAAAACTAGAGAAGATAAAAATAGTGAACAGAATGAACTAATTAATAAAATTTCACATAATATGGAATTATCTACTCGCGAAATTAAGCAATATATAAGTGTGTTGAATTCCTAAACTTGGTTATTAAATTACAATATGCCTCTAGATATAGATACATTACCAACACAAAAAAGTTTAATTGATTTTTCTGAACTTCCTAAAAATTCATTTAATTCAGTTTTTTTCGGTTATAACCTTCGTCAAGTTTTAGACGACGTACTGCTAGTCAAGCTTGTAGACGAAACGTCTGACGGAACAAACATAGTAAGAAATGGAATAGTCGTACCCATTAACTCTGATACACGTGCATGGAGATTTGGAGAAGTTATTCTAGCTGGACCAAGTGTTCGCTTTGTCAAAGTTAAAGATATAGTATGTTTTCCAAATAATCTTGGCGTCCCAGTAGCTAGTCTTGATGTCGATAATTACGGCACTCTTAAGAAAGGTATTTTTTTAAATGAGCAGAGAATTTTTGGTATTTGCTCGATAAGAAAAGATGATGAAAGCGTCGCTAGCCACATTAAAAAGCCTTCTTCTAAGCAACGTAGCAGAAATTAAATTTGTAAGAAGGAGAATTAAGCCAGGATCTCCACCTACAAGAAGAATGCTATGTACAAGCTCTTTAGCTTTATTAAACAGCCCAGAAGGTCGAATAGCTTTAAATTACAAGCGTGCCATCAACTACCCCAAATACGATCCTAATATAAAGAACCTTGTAATTACTTGGGATATTTTTATGCAAGATTATCGTAGTGTCAATATGACTGCTTGTGATTTAATAAGCGTTATTCCTGCTAATAAATCTTTTTGGAAATATTTTAATGAGCGGCTTGCTCTTATGTCACCTCAAGAAAAATTAAGGTTTATGAATACATGACATCTGTTGAAAATATTGAAAGGTCTGTCAATAATTTTTTACAGAATAATCTCTGTTTTGCGCTAGAAAATAAGATTTTAAAACGCGGAAAACTTATTCTATTTAGTATAAAAGATTTTTATTGTACTTTTACTTTAATATGTCAAGAAAAAAATAATAAAAAAATTATCTTTGAAATCCCTTACCCTTTTGCATTTTTACATAAACAAAAAGAGATTGTATTCGATTACTCTGTTTCTTCTTTTGTTAAAAACAATAGTCAGATTGAGTCATGTGTGGCAAAAGTCTCTACAGTTAAACCGTCAAAATATTTAAATAAAAAAATAACAATATCAGTGCTTTAACTTAGATAAAAAGATATTATAATATATCTGTGTTCAGTAGATATCTTTCACATTTTCCGCAAGAATATAGTCCAAGCGATCAACAGATAAAGCTTATTAAAGGAGTTGAAAGAGCTTTCAATAGAGGTAAAAAATTTGTTATATGCTGCGCGCCAACAGGTACTGGTAAAAGCTTTTTAGCTAAAACACTTGCAGGTATTAGCTCTCCTGCGACCGATAAATTTAAAGAAAGTATTCAAAGTTATTCTGCTTATAAACAAGATTTTGCAGGTAACTACATCAGTGAGATTGATTGTCTATCACAGCCGCCCTTCGGTACATTTGCTCTTACTATTACGAAATCACTACAAGACCAATATTTGAAATTATTTCCTGATACAGATATTCTCAAGGGTAAATCTAACTATATATGCGATGTAGATTCACATTTTGATGTTGAAACTGCACCTTGTGTATTGGTTCCAAAAATACGTGATGAGTGTTGGGAGAAAAATCGCTGCCCATATTATAACGCGCGTAATAGCGCACTATTATCTAAATTTGCTGTTTTAAATTATAAAATGTTTCTTGCACTACCTAACCATGTTAAGAGAAAAAATTTTATTATTTGTGATGAAGCGTCAGAGCTAGAAGACGAACTAATTAAACAATATTCTGCAGAAGTAAACTATGACCGGTTAAGAGCATATGGTATTGACTGTAAAACGTTAATTACTGATAGTAAGGATAAAGCGCGTACCTGGCTATGTGAATATATATTTCAAATAAGCGAGCAAATTAATACTCTGATAAACCGCGTAAATAAAAAACATAGAACACTATCACAGCCCGAAAAAATAAAACTACAGTATCTTAAAAACGCACATAATTCATTAACTACAGTAGATACTCTGTGGCGTGATTGTGAATATATTATCGATAAAGACGCTAAAAAGGTATTGTTAACGCCACTACGCGCTGATAAGCTTACTAAATTTATCTTTAATCATGCTGACAATATTTTATTAATGTCCGCTACTATTATTGATCATAAGAATTTTGCAAAGACGCTTGGTATTACAGATTACGAGTATGTTGAAGTTGAAAGCGATTTTAACCCTGAAAAATCACCGATATATGTTTCTTCACAAAATAAACTCAATTATAAGAATCTAACAAATACGTTACCTGCAATATGTGAGCAAATAAAGACAATTATTGATCATCATAAGAATGAAAAAGGTATTATTCATACTCATTCAAAAGATATAACAAATTTTATTAAAACAAAACTTGAAGGTAATAAGCGCTTTCTATTTCGTGATGAAACGGCTAATAATGAAGCGATTCTTAAAGAACATTATGAAACAGATTTTCCAACCATCCTCGTCTCTCCGTCTCTTTCGTTTGGAGTCGATCTCAAAGATAGTTTAGCGAGATTTCAAATTATTATCAAGCTACCTTTTCCTCCGCTTTCATCAAAACACATTAAAAAGCTTTTTGATACTGATAAGGATTGGTATGAAAATAAGATGTTAAATGCATTAGTTCAAGCATGCGGTAGAGCAACTAGAAGTAAAAATGACTTCTCTACAACATATATTCTTGATGGTAACATAGTTAACGCGTTAAAAAGAACGAAACATAAGCTTCCTAAGTCTTTTATTGACCGTATCTGCTAATAAATATAATAGTGAAGGCTCAAACATTTCATTTTGAAATAAAGGATTTAGTTACTCAATTTGTAGCTGCTTTTGATGATATTATAATTAAGCGCTATGATAAGAATAGAGTACCGCAAACAAATATTCAAGTTCGTTATGTTTATTCGCCCAAGCAGAGAGTAATATATGATTTGGTAAATAAAGCGCAAAACATAACTGTACCGGTTGTTGCTGTTAATATTACTAACGTAAGTCGTGATGAGAGTAGAGTATTCAATAAGCTCGCTGGGTTTTATTTAACAAGAGGCTCTAGCGAAATTGATGCAGGTAAAACATCTAATTTTTACCGTACACCTGTACCAGTTAATATTACAATTTCAATGTCTATTATTACAAAATTTCAAACAGATATGGATCAAATTATATCTAATTTTGTTCCTTACAACAACCCCTATATTATTCTTTCCTGGAGAGTACCTGATGACGTTCTTCCCGGCTATGGAACTTCACAAGAAATAAGAAGTGAAGTTTTATGGGATGGCAATATTAATCTCAATTACCCTATTGAAATAACAGCGTTAGACAAATATAGAATAACAGGCGATACCACTTTTACTATTAAGGGATGGCTCTTCCAAGCTACACAGAGCGGTACAGGCAATATATTTTATATTGATAATAACTTTTATGCTACATCAATACTTACTACCTATGAAACACTTACATCTTTAAATTACACATACCCATTATCTACAGGATTAGTAACAGAGACAGAATTTGTTGGTATATCAGCAAACCCACAAATTACTAATGTTCAATACTAATTGAATAACATATAGATCTTTTAATTATATAGTATATCATAAATAATACTGATATGGCAGACCCTAATCGCGAATCTACATTTGGTCGGGACTTAATGAAGTATGTATCTTCTAAGCTGCCATATCAATCTGTTAATATCCAGGATAAAATTAATACTCTTAATCCTAAATACGAGGAATTTTTTGATAAAGGTACAAAGCGAGAAGAGGCTTTAGCGCGTCAATCTATATCATCTTCACTAACTTTTACCGACGATCTTTACGCAAACGTTGTACAGAATAAAGACTATCATAACTTTATGTATGCCAATCTACAACCTGATAAAGGTCGTAGACTAACTGACTATAGAGTAATGGCAGCTTTCTCTGAAGTTGCAGATGCATTAGATGAGATATGTGATGAGTTTATTAATAAAGATGATAACGGCGATATAGTAAAATTAAGATTTAGAGAAGCTAGAATTTCAGAAGAACAAAAAGAAAAGCTTAAAAAAGAGTTTCAGAAGTATATTGGTTATTTTGATTTAGAAAATAAAGGTTGGGAATATATTAGACAACTTTTAGTTGATGCAGAAGTTTATTGGGAGCATATTGTTCATAAAAAATATCCTGAAGAAGGTATACTTGGCGTTGTCAGTGTTCCTTCTGATATTATTGATCCTATTTTTGAAAACGTTCAAAATCAAATTATAAGAGGATATCTATTACGTAAGAATATTTACGACACAAAAAATCCTGGTAAAGTAGCAAAAGTAGAGCTTATTCCAATGGATGGCAATCAAGTCACGTATATAAATTCAGGTATATGGAATGAGACAAAAACAGTACGTCTACCTTTTATCGAGAACGCTCGACGCGCTTACAGACAGTTATCACTCATTGAAGACGCTATCGTAATTTATCGCTTAGTTAGAGCACCAGAGCGTTTGATCTTTAACGTCGATGTCGGTAATATGGCGCCGCCTAAAGCAGAAGCTTATTTGCGTAAGCTCATGACAAATTATTGGTCAAGAAGAACATATGATGCCGATCAAGGCGCTACTGTACAAAAATTTAACCCTCAATCGATGTTAGATAGTTTCTGGTTTGCAAAGCGCGCAGGTAGCGAAGGAACACAGGTAACACAACTACCAGGTGGATCTAATTTAGGTGAACTTACAGACTTAATGTACTTTGTAAAGAAGTTATACAAAGCGCTTAAAGTCCCGACAAATAGACTGAACCCTGAAGATACTTTTAGAGATGGTACCGATATTCTTAGAGATGAATTAAAGTTTGCTCGCTTTATTATTCGTCAACAGCAAAGATTTGCCGCCGGCTTGAAGAATGGGTTTATTACTCATCTTAAATTAAAAAAGATCTGGGAAGAATATAATCTTAAGGAAATGGAACTTGAGTTATTCTTTAATGTACCGACAAACTTCTATGAGCTGAGAGAAAATCAGAAGTTTCAACTTAAAGCAGAGAATTTTAATAGTATTACACAAAGTGAGCTTGTTTCTAAGACATATGCGCAAAAGAAATATCTTGGCTGGTCTGATACCGACTTAATGGCAAATAGAGAATTCTTAAGAAAAGATAGAGAGATGCTATGGGAGTTAGATCAAATTACCAATAACGGTCCAAACTGGCGTGAAGTTGGTGCTGTACAAGGCGGTCAGGGTGCTGAAGGCGCCGCGACTGGTGGAGGAGCAGGTGGTGGTGGTTCAAGATTACCTCCACAATTTGGCCCAGCGCCAGCAGAAGCTGGTGGTGAGGCAGGCGGTGATGCAGCAGCTGCTCCTGCAGCTACCGGTGGTGGATCACAACTTCCTGCAGGTGCACCTGGTGGTGCAGCACCTGCTCCACAATAAATAGTTAAATGGATTGCTCTGCCATAACACCAGTTTCTGCTTTTCAAAGCACAAACTTAACTAGTAAAATCGATTCTTTCTCTCGCTTAGCAGACAGGATAACACGATCACTAGGTGCTCCATTAGTTAATCTCGAACTACATCATGATCAACTATTTGAAAATATTTCTATTGCATGTGAAATGTTTGCAAAATTCGCAGGTTATACAGAAGAATATTTAATTTTTGATTCCAATCTTTACGAAGATGGTAAAGGCATAAGACTAGATGCGCTATATACTATTACACCTTACTTTAATCAGCGTATAGTTCCTTCAAGCACAGTTTATGCTGCAACATCCTCTATTCCTGCAGCAGCTTTTGCTTCTTCGCCTGTTTTATCCTCAACATATAGTGCCGGTATTTTTGAAAATCAAATTCTTACTACAACAGCATATTTAAGTGTTATTAATTTTAACGGCGTCCTAGGTAATTATTTCGCAGCTTCACAGAACAGCCAAACAAATTATATTAATACCTTTGACTATGATGTTATGGATTATAGAAAAGTTATAGATATTGTAGACTTTGAAGAAGGATCTTCTACAGGTGTTAATACACTCTTTACAATTGAGCAGACATTAGCTCAGCAAACATATTTTAGTTATGCTATGGGTAATTACGGATTTGATCTAATTAGTTGGTACACTTTAAAGAACTGGCTAGAGGTTAGGGAGAAATTACTAGCTCAAAAGAGATCAATATCTTTTAATGATAGAACACAATATATGCAATTCTATCCACCACCTCGTACACCGGGCTCTGGAAGTAGATTCTATGGTGTGGTTAATTGTTATGTTGAAAGACCTCTTAGAGACTTAATTAAAGAGCAATGGGTATATCAATATGCTCTCGCTTTGAGCAAAATATCTGTTGGTAATGTAAGAGGTAAATATACCGGTACAACGCTCTTCGGTGGCGGTCAAATTAATTACAACGATCTTCTTTCACAAGGATTGAATGAAAAAGAAAAGCTCGAACAAAAGCTCTACGAAGGCGCGCCAGGATTTGGTGATGCAGCCCCGCCTTCATTCTTTGTAGGATGATACCTCCTAACGGCAGTAATAAATATAGGCAAGGTTTGTTTAAACCAAAAAATTCTTCTAAATATGTAGGGAGAACACCTCCAGTATATCGTTCGGGATGGGAATTAAGGTTTTTTAGATGGTGTGATGAAAATACTAATGTATTAGAATGGGCCTCTGAAGCAATTATCATCCCTTATGTTAACCCCATTGACGGCAAAGGTCATAGATATTATACAGATGGAGTTGTGGTAATACGTGAAACAAACGGTATAAACAAGTATATTATTGAAATAAAGCCAAGTGATCAATGCAAGCAACCAACGGCGGGAAGAAAGAAAAATAGCACGTTAATATATGAGAATAAGAGGTATATTCAAAACATGGCTAAATGGAATGCTGCTAAAAAGTGGTGTGAACAAAGGAATTATAAATTCCTAATATTAACAGAGAAAGAGCTAGGATTAAGATAATTAGGTATTAAATTAATAAATAATATTATGGCTTTACGCTTATTAGTCGAAACACCAGCTCCAGAAGAGCAATTCGAATACATTTTAGAAGAGAAAAATTCTAAGGAACCAGCAAGACTTTATATTCAGGGACCTTACATGATGTGTGAAACAGTTAATAAGAACCAAAGAATTTATGCTCGTGATGACATGGAAAAAGAAGTTAATCGCTATGTGACTGAAATGGTTAATACAAAAAGAGCAATGGGTGAATTGAATCACCCAACTTCTGCTGAGGTAAATCTCGAGAGAGCATGCCATATTGTTAATAATATGAGAATGGAAGGAAATTACGTAATGGGCAAATCACAAGTGCTTTCAACACCTATGGGTCAAATTGTCCGTTCACTTATTAATGATGGTGTTAAAGTTGGAATGTCTAGTCGCGCACTTGGCAAATTAAATGAAGGTACCGGTGGAGTCAATCGTGTTACAGACATGAGATTGGTTGCTGTTGACTGTGTTGCTGACCCATCGTGTCCAAAAGCTTTTGTTAATGGTATTCTAGAGAGCAAGCAATTTGTTTTGGATATGAATGGTGCTTTAGAAGAAGTTTATGAAGGCTTAGAAAAAGCCATTAAGAACCTTCCTGCAAAAGAAGTTCAAACATATCTTAAGGAACAAATTATTTCCTTTTTTACATTTCTAAGAACATCATGAGCCGAGAGCAAATAAGCGAAGCTGGCTTAGG